CTCCGTCTAGCATCTACATTGCACCTCTGCAGACGGTTGAAACTGCAGAACTCGACACAGATGGAAACAACATCTATGTCTCAGAACCTGCCGTTAATGCTGTCCAGAGAGCCTGCGATGTCACTGGCTGGTACGTCCTTTGCACCGCTGGCGTTGATGCATCTGAGTACGAAGAAATTGCGGCTTATATCGAAACTCAGGACAGAATGTTCTGCTACACAGAACTGGACTGTTTCGAAGATGAGGTTGTAGAATTTAAGCCTGCAGTCGGTGACGTGTATTACCGCACCATGTCTATCTACGGAAGACAGTACGCTGGTCAGCCCACAGAAGAAATTCCTGATGCAAACAAGTACATCAACTGCGCTTGGGTTGCAAAGTGGCTCAACTACGAGTCTGGTACTGAGACATCTGCTTTCAAGTCTCTTTCTGCAATCTATCCCAGTCAGCTCACCTCTACAGAAATGGCAGCAATGAAGGCTGGCAATGTCAACTATTTCATTACTGTCGGCAATAAGAAGGTCTCCATGAACGGCAAGGTACGAGCCGGCGAATGGGTTGACATCATCCGTTTCCGTGACTGGCTCAAGAACGACATGCAGGTCCGTGTTGTGAACCTGTTTGTCACGACTCCGAAGATCCCCTACACGGATAATGGTATCAGTCTGGTGCAGAACCAGATGATCGCCTCTCTCAAGAATGGTCAAGATATTGGCGGCATCGCTCCCGATGAGTTTGACGTAGACGGCAACCGCATCCCCGGTTACTCTACGTCTGTGCCTCTGGCAGCAAGCATTCCTGCTTCCGACAAGGCATCCCGTGTCCTGACTGGCTGTAAATTCAAGGCAAGACTCGCCGGCGCAATTCACTTTGCGGAACTCAACGGCAGCTTGACCTACGAAATGTAAGGAAGGAGGCGCAATAAATGGGTAAGATTAAGACTTACAATCCCAAGGAAGTTACTGTTGCATTCGGTAATCATATCGTCACTGGTTACGCTGATGACAGCTTTTTGTCCATTGATCCCGCAGGTGATGGCATGACAAAGAAAGTTGGATGCGATGGCGAAATTGTAAGAAGCGTAAACCCTGATGATACGTTTGTCGTTAAGTTGACTCTTCTGCAGACTTCTGATACAAATTCTTTCCTCCAGCAGAAACTTGCTCAGGACAGAAAGAGCGGAGACGGCATGTTCCCTGTGCTTATTAAGGATCTGAAAGGCGGTATGGTGTTCAGCACTGATGCCGCTTGGCCGATCAAAGCCACTTCCCGCAGCTTTGGCAAAGAGTCGTCCAACAGAGAGTGGGAGCTTCACACTGGTTCTGGTGAACTTACTGAATAAAAATAGCAGGGTCGCTCCGCATGAGCGACCCTGTTTCACCAAGAAGAATGTCTATAGGGGGTAACATAATGGCATTAAAACGAATGGAGGTCGTCACGAAAACCATTGGTGACGCAACTTTCTACATCAAGCCTTTTGGCGCATTCACGTCCGCAAATCTGAGCGGAGAACTTGCAAAGATCATTTCCCCGTTTATCGGTGGAATTCTGCCTGCTGTATCTGCCGTATTTGGCAAACTTGATCTTGATGTTGAAAAAACACAAGCAACAACAACCGAAAATACTGGCGATATTATGGACATGCAACTGGACGATGCTATCGGTGCATTTACAGATGCTTTTTCTACTCTCTCTGGCGATAAAATCGAACAACTCATGATGCAGTTGCTCATCAACAACCAGAATATATCCGTCAATTGCTATGCAACGGAAGATAGACCTCAACTTCTCACCAAAGATCTTGCTGATGAAATTTTCTGTACCGACATTCAGGATATGTATATTCTCTGTTTTGAGGTTATCAGAATTAACTTCAAGGGTTTTTTCAAGAAGCTCGGAGGCCGATTTGGCAAGCTGCAAGGAATTATTCAGCGGTTGACTCCGAGTACAGCAAATACGGATACCTCGATGCAAGCCAGTTCTGCGAACTAGAAATGAGAATGTACACGCTAATCAAGGCGAAGATCGCCTCAAAATCAGAGCTTGATGAAGCATACACCCTTGATGAAGCGTTGAAGTTATACGCACTTTATAGCATGGACTGTGACATAGAACGTGCCGTTTCAGAAGAAATGAAGCGACAGTCTGATTAAAAGATTCTCTCCTTCCGCATATGCGTATTCAAAAGACCTCCCATTGGTGTGGGAGGTCTTTTGTTACGGGTCAGTATAGAACAGAAAGCAAAAATTTATGAGTTTTTTCATCAATTTCGCAGAGAGCCTTCTTACCGTCATTGAAAACTATAGATACTTGATAGGTTGTTTTGCTTTTGCCTGATGCTGCTCCGGCAATAGCACCGACCCCACCGAACAATAATGCTCCAGCAGCCCCTCTTGCGGCTCCACTGATAAGGCTTTTTCTAGACGACTGATCTACGACCTCCCATTCAGAAACAGTGTTTTTGTTCACAAAAATCTTTTTTGGGCCGATAAGAAATCTTGGCACAGAAATCAACAGGCCCTTTCTGGCGTTCTTCCATGTTATAACGCCGCCCTTATAATCGCCAGCAATTACTTGATTCAAATCCGACACACTCCTTTGTAATTAGTGGAAGCGATTTCATTTTAACAGTCTTTCTTCTGTGCGTCAATCCTCATATGGTACGAACGGTGGTGTTCTTATGACCCTAGCAGAATTTATTAACGTTGTTGGCTTCAAAGTCAAAGACGGCGATATAAGTAAAGTAAACAACTCGATCAATACTATAAAAAACACAGCGCAAAAGGCTTTAGGTGCTATAGGAATATCCCTTTCGATTGCAGGGATTACGAGCGTTATAAAGGATTGTGTTTCCCTCGCGTCTGAAGCCGAGGAAATGCAAAACAAGTTTGATGTCGTGTTCCAAGGCATGAACGAAACCGTAGAGGAATGGGCGAAAAACTACTCAGATGCAATAGGTCGAAATGCAAATGACATAAAAACCTACATGGCAGATATGCAAAATCTGGTTGTAGGTTTCATGGGAACTGATATGAGACAAGAAGCCTATGAGCTTACTCAGTCTATGACAACCCTGGCTTTAGATCTGGCATCCTTCAACAACATAGACGAGGGTATTGCTGTAAACGCAATGCAAAAGGCGGTTATGGGCGAATCGGAAGCAGCGAAAACAATCGGTGCTGTCCTCAATGATGTTACACGAGCCGAAGCTATGCATCAGCTTGGGCTTAAAGGAAAGTACGACGCCTTGGATCAAGCGACCAAGATGATGGTCAATTACCAAGCAATTCTACTTCAAAGCACTGATGCCGTTGGAGATTGTGAACGAAGTCTTGGTTCATACAGAAGCACCTTAATTGCATTTCAATCCAAACTCAAAGAGATTAAAACTATAGTTGGTCAATTTTTCATGCCAACTGCACAGAAAATACTCCAAATTGGCACGAAAGGACTTACCGTCGTTCGCAATTGGGTTCAGAATATAAGTGATTTTGCGGAAGAACTAGGAGGAGCGCACAGAATAATCACGATTATCGGCGGTGCTCTAGCGGGAATGTTGTTGGTACGAAACCTCGGCAAAGTAGCAGCTTTAGTGAAAGTTGTTGTCGGGCTTCTTTCTCCCGCCAAGCTTCTTATCGCTGCCATTGCTGCAGCATTTACTCTTGTGGCTCTAGTCGTAGAGGATTTCTTTGCATTTGTTCAGGGTAAAGACAGCTTGTTTGGTGATTCCTTGAAGAAAGCAGGAATTGATCTCGCCCAATTCCGCACATCTATTTTACTGTTGAAAAATCGCCTTAAAGATGCATTTGGAGGAATCAAGGATTTTGCTGGTGAAATAGGAACGGGTCTATTTAATGCGCTCCAACAAATTCTGCCGATCATTGTAGATTTCGTTGTTGCAAAAGGTCCCGGAATCATTGACATCATAAAGAAAGTTGCGCCGCTTATCGGAAATCTTGCAAGTGGCAAGCTCTCGATGCTTTTTAGTGTTGCAAAAAAATTGTTGCCCGTTGTTGCAAACGTAGCAAAGACCCTTAGCGGACATCTCGTAAACGCAATTTCGACACTTATTCCGTTCATAGGAAATCTTGCTTCCAGTCTGGGCGGATTTTTATTAGAAGCAATACAGACATTGCTGCCTCCACTGGTTGAGTTTGCGATGAGTATTCTTCCGGTGATTCTTTCGTGTGTAAACGCTATTCTGCCTGTGATTCTTGAGTTCGCACAAGCTGCACTGCCCATAATCATAGACCTTATAAACCAGCTTCTTCCGGTTCTTCTTCAGATCATAGAGGCGGTTCTTCCTGTGTTGTTATCCTGTATAGAGCAGCTTCTTCCTATCATTCTTCAGCTTGTTCAAGAACTACTTCCGATTATATTGGAAGTCATAATGATGATTCTGCCACTGCTGGTTCAGGTCATTGAGGCAATATTGCCGGCAATCATGTCGTTCATCGAGGAACTTCTTCCTCTTGTCAGTCCACTGATTGAGATAATTGCAAATCTAGCATCTTCTATTCTGCCTGTCATCATCACCTTGCTTGAGTCAATTTTGCCGATTCTCGAACCGATTCTCGGCATACTTCAGCCAATTGCAGATGTACTGGCTGTAATAATTGATGCTCTCGGAAAGGTTGCTGGAGGTATAGCAACAGGGATTCAATGGCTTGTTGATGCTGTGACTGGCGGTGGAAGTGACACAGACGCTTCCAGCACAGTCCCCGGATATGCTGTTGGTACAGATTATTCAGAGGATACATTTGTCGCAGGCGAAAATGGGCCGGAACTCATAACAGGACAAAGAGGCAAAAAAGTTTTTACCGCCCTCCAAACAGGAAGTATATTTGCTACAGCCAAGGAAGTAATATCTGCGGCGATCGCTCTGTCAAATATTAGAACAGCTCGGCCAGCAACGGCTGCAAACGTTACAAGTTCTCAATCCACCAGAAATGTATTCCAAAATGTATCAATTAGCAATCAGTTTAATGGAGACAAGGCAATCCAGCGTCAGGCAGCTAACACCATGGGAAAATCTGCAAATGACATAACAAGAGAGCTGGCTCGTGGATTGGCGTATGCAAGATAGGTGATAAAATGGCAAAAGCAAAAAGACCAGTAACAGTAGCCGGAATACAATTCGATGCACTTATTAGTGAAGAAAGATCGTTGACAGCAACTGTACCAACATATTCTGTCGAGTCTGGGTTTTGTGTAAGCGACGCCATCATTCTAGAGCCTGAGACATTGTCTATGGTGCTATTTCTCACCGATACCCCAGTGACTTGGAGAAGAAACGGTGGGCGTGGAAAGACGGAGAGGATTGTTAGCCAACTCGAAGAACTGTATTATTCTGCTTATCCTGTAACCATCGTTACTTCGGATAAGACATATACGAACATGGCAATTACAAGCCTTGGACTAAACAAAAGCACAGAGATTGGCTACGCAAGAGAGATTCCGATTGAATTTCAAAAAATTCGAATAACTACCGCTTCAACGACGACAATCCCTGACTCCTATGGAAAAAGCGGAACAACAGGAGCGCAAGC